TCCTCTGCGGATGCTGCGTCGAGACGATTCTGGATGATTGGCGGGCGTGCGTGGTGTTCGTGATCGCATTGATCGTCGCCATACTTGCCGCAGTGACGGTCTTGGCAAAATACAACGACAAATAAAAATGACCCCACAGGAGTGTTGCAGCTCTCCACAGGGGCCTAGGTTTAAAGAATACTTTCAAAGGAGATTATATCATGGAGAAAAACAAATCTACAACCAAATCTATCACCGAACTCACCGACCTTATCTGCGGCTATCAGGATATGACCGACCGCAAGAACGAACTCATGAAAAAGGCAGTCGAGCATTTCAAATCAATTAAGGACATCGCAATCGGTCTTGAGAACATGAAGATCAACGAGAGCCAAGAGACCGCCGTCCAGATGTGCCGCCTTGCCGGGCGTCAGCTCAGAGTACTCTCATATCTCTGGGTTGACCTTGATGACGAGTATCGGCTCGCACTTCCCGAAGCGAAGCAGGACACCACAATCGATGCACTTGACGAACTCGACAAACTGGAAGAAGGCCTTCCCTTTGTCACACCCGAAGAAAAGGAGGACGAATGATGGCGAGCTTGTACGAACTGACCGATGACTATTTGACACTTCTGGAAATGGCAGAAGATCCCGACATGGACGAACAGGCGCTCATGGACACTATGGAGGGCATCGAAGGCGAAATCGAAATCAAGGCGGAGGGATACGCAAAGGTCATCCGCACCCTTGAGGGCGACGCCGCCGCCTGTGACGCTGAGAGCAAGCGCCTCCGCAACAAAAAGCAGACCATCGAGAACAACATCAAGCGCATGAAGGCCGCCCTCCAGATGGCGATGGAAGCGACCGGGAAGCGCAAATTCAAGACGCCGCTCTTTTCTTTCAACATCCAGAAGAACACTCCGTCCGTTGTCATGGACGAAGCTTACATCGAGAACATCCCGGAGAGGTTCCTGGTCCGTAAAGATCCCGAGATTAACAGAAAAGCCATTAAGGACGCCATTAATGCGGGTGAGGACATCGGCGGGATTGCGCATCTGGAGCAGACGGAATCACTCAGAATCAGATAAGGGGGTGATGATATGGCGAAAGTAATAGGCTGCATGGGAGAGAGCGGCTCAGGCAAGACGACCGCGATGCGCAATCTTCCGCCAGAGGCCACGATGTATGCTGACTGCGACAAGAAGGGCCTTAACTGGAAGGGATGGAGAAATCAGTACAGTACCAAGGCAAAGAACTATGTCTGCTCGGACAGCTTCTCCGTGATCCAGAGCCTCATGGACAAGGTAGACAAGGGAGAGAACTTCCAGCACATCAAATATCTCGTGATCGACACACTCAACGGCCTCATGGTTGCGGAAGAGATGCGGATCCTCGCTATGCAGAGCGGAGACAAGCGAAGCGCATGGAGCGACCTGGCGCAGAACGGATGGGCGCTGATCAATAAGGCGCTAACTCTCAGAGACGATCTGACGGTCATTATCCTGTGCCACTCAGAGACCATTTCCGATGAGAACGGCATCGTGAAGACACGTATCAAGACCAATGGGCGGAAGCTCGAGAAGTTGGTGCTGGAATCTAAGATGACAACGGTCATTTGGTCTGTAAGACAGGACGGCAAGTATAAGTTCATCCTGAGTGCGGACGGAAGCACCTGCAAGGTTCCGATGGGCGCATTTGAGACGGATGAGTGCGACAACGACATTATGATCGTGATTAAGGCTTTGGAGGATTATTAATGGGATATGAAGAAATGCTCAACTACATGAAAACCAAATTTAAGGAAGTCATCGACGAGTGCATCGTGAAATCCGGGCACGACATCGGGCTTGTAGATATGACGGCAACAGAGGCGCTCGAATCAGCAATGGGCGACCTCATGGATGAATATTACAAATAAGGAGGACTAAACATGTCATTACCAACCTACAACAAATCCAAACGCAAATCCAACACTTTCGAGCAGCTTCCCAAAGGCGCTTACGTGATCAAAATCATGGGTGCCAAAGAGGACACATGGCCGAGCGGGGACAAGGTGCTCAAGATCGCTTTCGACATCGCAGAGGGCAAATACAAGGACTTCTATCAGGCGATGTTCGAGCGCAACACCAACGAAGATAAGCAGTGGCCCTATGATGCCGTGTTCAATCTGAACATTCCGGCCGACAACTCGCAGCCCTACGTCTGGGACAACTGGAACACCTTCTTTGCTGATCTCGAGGATTCCAACGGCGGATTTATCTTCGACGGCGACCTTAAAAAGTTGAAAGGCAAGGTCATCGGCGGAAAGTTCCACAACAAGCAGTCCGAAAAGAATGGCACCGTGTACGACCACATCGTTATGAAGTGGTCATGTGTGGCCGATGATGTCCGCAACGGCAGAGCCGGGAAACTTCCGAACGACAAACTGGTGACAGGATCCAGCGCGCCCGCTGCCAAGACTTCCGGTGATTCTATGGATGGCTTCCTTAACATCCCCGACGGCATGGACGAAGAATTGCCGTTCTAAGTTATGGACCACTTCGAGGTAACGGAAGCACTCAGCACGTTCCAGATCCTCGTAGACAACCGTGAGCAGAACACTCCGAAGGCAGTCGAAAGATATAAGTCCTTCGGAGTTCCATATAAGCGGGCAACGCTGAATTATGGAGACTACTGCGGAATGATAACTGTTAATGGTTCCGACACATACGACACGGCGCAGGCCGTAAAGCCCACATGTGTGATAGAGCGGAAAATGTCACTGGATGAGTTGGCCATGTGCTTCACTCGCGGGAGAGACCGCTTCCGGAGAGAGATGGAGCGGGCCACTGCCAACGGTTCCGTAATCTATCTACTGGTGGAAAATGCCACATATGAAGGAATCATTAACCACAGATACAAAAGCAGATACAATCCGTCGGCGTTCCTGGCTTCGCTCACAGCGTGGACGGTCCGGTACAATCTCAGGCCGATATTCTGCAAGGCAAGCACAAGCGGAACGGTCATCAAAGAGATACTGTATCGGGACATGAAAGAGAGGCTAGAGCGGGGTGAGTACGGATAAGGGATACATAAAACTGTATAGGGATATTCGGAGCCACTGGATATGGAGTGACCCGGACTATCTGAGAGCATGGGTGGACCTGCTAATGATGGTGAATCATGAGGACAGGCAAGTGCTCTTTAATAAGAACCTAATCACGGTCAAGCGCGGATCACGCATAACGAGTATCCGTAAATTGGCTGAGAGATGGGGATGGAGCAGGGGCCGCGTTTCGCGCTTCCTAGACATGCTAGAACAGGACCACATGATAGCCACTAGACGGACCACCCAAAAAACCTTAATAAACGTGATAAACTACGGCTTTTATCAGTCTGAAAAGTCTAAGCGCGGGCCACGTGTGAAGCCACAGACAGAGCCACAGACAGAGCCACGCACAGAGCCACAGACAGAGCACAAACAATACATTAAAGAATACATTAAAGAAGGCATTAAAGAAGAAGGGGCTACGCCCGCTTTTTCGGAGAATGACGACACGGACGAAGAGGAAGGATGGGGCTACGATTGAGCATTTATGAATTTGATCCAGATGACGCCAGACGCTTCGGACAGGAACAGCACATTAAGTATCAGCAGAGGGGCGATGAATTGCAGTTCAAATATTGCCCCTACTGCAAGAACAGGACGGACGATAAAAACACGTTCGCTATTAATCTCCGCACGGGTCAGTTCAAGTGCCTGAGAGCGTCATGCGGAGCTAAGGGCAACATGATCACGCTGGCAAGGGACTTTAACTTTTCTCTGGGCAACGACTTCGATGAGTATTTCAACCGTCGGAAGAGATACAGAGACTTGAGCAGGTATCCGCGCCCGATCGTGAGACCGCCCGCAATCGAATACATGGAGAGCAGGGGCATCTCAGCGGCTATTACGGAGAAATACGGAATCACTACCCAGAAGGAACACGACAACATCCTTGTATTTCCGTTCTTTGATGAATTCGGGAAAATGCAGTTCATCAAGTACCGGAAGACGGACTTCGATAAAGACAAGGACCGTAACAAAGAATGGAGCGAGAAGGACTGTAAGCCGATTCTGTTTGGAATGGATCACTGCAGAGCCGACCAGAGCGAGGTGCTGGTTCTTACGGAAGGACAGATTGACAGCCTAAGTGTTGCGGAAGCATTTGGCGGAAACATCAATGCAGTCAGTGTCCCGACAGGCGCTAAGGGATTTACGTGGGTGCCGTATTGTTGGGACTTCATGAGCCAGTACAAAACGCTGATAGTTTTCGGAGACCATGAGAACGGCCACATCACCCTACTGGAAGAGATGCAAAAACGCTTTAACGGCGTGATAAAGCATGTTCGACCGGAAGACTACCAAGACTGCAAGGACGCTAACGAACTGCTCCTAAAGCACGGAAAACAGGCCATAATCGATGCGGTGAATCAAGCCGTCATAGTCAAGAACAAGCGCATCAAGAAACTGAGTGAAGTTCAGTCAAAGAACATGTCGCAGGTGCCTGGAATCAATACCGGCATCGTACAACTCGACAAGATGCTCGGCGGGTTCTATTTCGGACAGCTGATAATCCTTACAGGCGAAAGAGGTCTCGGAAAGTCCACGTTAGGCTCCCAGTTCATTGTGAACGCTATTGATCAGGGCGTGAACACGTTCTGCTATTCGGGCGAACTTCTTGACTGGATGTTTCAGAGTTGGTTAGACAGGCAGTGTGCCGGGCGCGAGTACATCAACGTAACAACAGGCCCACGCGGCGAGGATGTCTATCTGATCGACGGCGCAGCACTCGAGATGATTCACGACTGGTACGACGAACTCTGCTACATCTACGACAACTCAGTCATAGATTCGGACGAAGACGAAAACGAGACTATTCTGGAGACGATCGAGACGGCCGTCAAGCAGTACGGTTGCAAGATGCTGATGATTGATAATCTGATGACCGCGATTGAGGACGATTTGAGCTCAGATCTGTACAGACAGCAGTCAGCGTTCGTGAGGTCACTTGCGGAAATGGCGAAGCGGTATGACGTGATTATCATTCTGATTGTCCACCCGCGAAAACGGACTGGACTCAAGTTTGATAATGATGAGGTCGCTGGCAGTTCCAATATCACGAATTTGGCAGATGTGGTGATGAATTACGCGAAGCCAAAAGACGATGATGAGATGCGCCCGGACAGGATCCTGCAGGTGACCAAAAACAGACTGAACGGAATAACAGATTACAGTGGGATTCCGCTATGGTACGACACACCCAGTAAACGGATACTGGAAGCCAGAGGCATGAACCGCGAGAGATTCGGTTGGAACATTGAGGACGGCTTCCTGCAAGTGCCTGACATGGGAGAGGAAGCAGAAATTGAGTTTTGATAAAAGATACACCGTAATCTCCGTCCCAACTAAGGACGGACCGACATACAGGATATACGACCGAATCAATCAGTGCAGTATTGAGGGTGGGTTCGAGACCCAGAAGTGGGCGGAGAGTGTTGCGGAGATGATGGAGGAGAAATGGAAGAGGCAGGGCGATGGCAAAACCAAAAATAGAACGCCTCGAAGCGTATAAGAAATACAAGATGGAACTGCACGAAGCAATGCTTCAAAAGCAGAGAGTGCCGTATTCCATCAAAAGAAAGATGAGTGAAGACCGAATACGCAGTTTCTACAAAGAAGCACAGGCAAGAGGTTACAACCTCCATGTATCGGTAGGAGGTCTTGACAGTATCGTGCTTTGCTATCTGATCAGAGAGATGGGCTATGACGAAAATGAGATAAAGTTCGTCTCTGCCTCAACTTTGGAAGATGCAAGCATACAAAAGGTTCACAAGGAATTGGGCGTTATCTGCGTTCGACCGCTCCGCAACAAAGTGGAAGTTATACAGGAATTTGGATTCCCAATTCTGTCGAAGAAGATTGCAAACAAAATCGACACCTTGCAACATCCGACCGAGAAGAACGAAACCGTTCGTCATGCAATCATCACGGGCGAATGTGGTGAACAAGGAGGATTTGCAACAAACTCCAAAATGCAACTGCCGAAATCATATCTTGAAAAGTTTGGAGGTCTTGACGAAGAAGGCAGAGCGTTAGGATACAAGGCACCGGCTGACTTCAAAGTCTCAGACAAGTGTTGCTATTACCTCAAAGAAGCACCGTGTGACATCTGGGCGAAGGAAAACAACAGCGTTCCGTATCTGGGAATCATGGCATCAGAGGGAGGCAGAAGAGCCGATGCACTTGAAGAACACGGATGCAATTACTTCGGCAAGACCGTGATAAGAAGCGCGCCATTCGCATTCTACTATCACAGTGACATTGTTCATTTGGCAGTAGACCTAAATGTACACATTCCAGAGATTTACGGAGAGGTAAAGATCAGCGACACGCCTAACGAGTTTGGAGATTATGAATACACCACAACAGGCGAACAGAGAACAGGGTGCTCCATGTGTGGCTTCGGAATTCAGATGGAGACACGCCCGCACCGATTCGACAGACTCTATGAACGGAATCCGAAAGAGTGGGATTTCTGGATGAACCGATGCTGTACCGATGCGAACGGCAACAAATTCGGTTGGGGTAGAGTACTCGATTATGTCGGCATCGAATGGAAAGACCCCGAACACTGGTGGCTTGCTCCAAAGCAACTAGATGGTCAAATGACAATATTCGATTATATCTGAGCAGGAGGCGGAGATGACACTGTACATGAAAGTCATTAGGGACGAATACGAGCTTCCTGTTGCGGTCGCAGAGACGAAAGCAGAACTGGCACGGATGCTCGGTATCAAACGCGATCACGTCAGGAGCGCATTCTCGCACGCTCAGAAATACAAGCATCCGACTTATGTCGTAGTGGAGGTGGA